CACGGACCCAGAGACGTTAAAGCGAGGGGTCATCGACCAGTTAGGGGTTCCGCCACCACCAGGGGATGTGCGCATCGGGTGGGGTGCCACGTGGTCCAATGGGCGCTGGCACTTTTCCCAATCCTCTGGTGTGCTCACCTATCTCCCATTCTATGGACGATGTTCAAAAGTGGCCCTGTGTGGGATGATGTCCGAACGCGCGACCCCCTACGCCTCCCTCGAAGCCGCGGTGGAAGTGGCTCGGACATTCGCGGGCGTCCGTCGACCGCTCGATGCCTTGCGTCTTTCTCACCTTTTATTTGTTCTCTTTATTCTAGTAGTATGTTTCGTTGTCGCGCGGTAGTGCACCAACCCATGTACGAACACAACGGGAAACGGTACCTGCGCCTGCGCCTCCCTCCCGATGCGAAACGCATCGTCGCCAACATCGAGGAAAGAAATGCATATAAACTCGGGAAAGGTTGTTTTGTGTACGAAGATTTCTTCAACGACACCCTCATCATAAAGGTACCGTATCGCTACCATAGGGTCATGTGCCCCGTGTCTGGTGCAAAGCCGGTGCAAGAACTCTTCGCAGGAGACGACGTCGACGTCGAGGTGGACTACACCGGCACGTGGACCGCGGGAAATCACACAGGACACTCGTGGAAAATTAAAAATATACATACATATTAATGGTGAATTGGGAAAAGGATTTTCCAAATCTCAACAATAACAATCGCGAAACTCTGAAGCTCAGATTTGAAAAGGCGAGGAGTAAACCACAGCGTAACAGTGTCTTGAAGAACGCGCGCGAACTTGATATAAATAAATCATTGAGAAGAATGGGTGCGAATGCACAGGGTGTCGTGCGTTTCACGAACAACACGCTTCCTGAAGCGCGCGCAAAGGTGGCGGCCAGTGCGATGCGCAAGAAAGTCGTCAACGTCGTGAGAGCGAAGATGCCCACGCGAGAACAAATGTTAGATTTAGGATGGCGTCTCGGCCAAGACGTGTACGACAACCGTCGGGGTGTGGAGATGTTCGCCGAGCTCATTCTTTTATTCTTCACGGTCACTGGGGAGGTGTCGACAAAAATCAACAAAGTTGTCGGCGTCGCGTTGTCGCCGTTGGACGTCACCAAAGAGGGCATCGCTTCGAGATTTGCGCGATTGTATCTGACGAAGTCTAAAAACATCGGTGAAATCGTCAAGGCAAACGCGTGGTTGAACTCGAGTCAAGGGACGTCGATTTTGGCCATAGAGTTTTCCATGCTTCTCACCTTTGGCATCTTACTGCGCCTCATCTTCATCGGGAACTCAAAGGCTGCAAAGAAAATATCGCGAATTCTCGACGTGATCGTGTCCACGGCTAAATTACCAGGTTTCACTGGTTCTAAAATGCTTCTCTCCATCGTGTCTTTCATCATAACCTTCCACGCACAAATCTTAGCCGCAAAGGGCATCGACGTGTCCGTCGACAAATACATGGCAGATTGGATGAAACTCCCGATTAAAACAATGTTGCGTTGGACGAAGAACAAGTTTTTAAAACAGGAACTCGTTGCGTTTGTTTTCAGCAAACCGATGCAGCTGTTGTTGGCTGCCATAGCTGACATGCGATACGCGCCTAAATCAGGTGTGGGTAAAGCGACGAGACAAATCAAAGTGTATGTCAATCAAATGCGAGCAAGGGAGCCCACCCTTTCGATAGCACCACCGGGGCGCAACAACCGCACGCCGAGCGCGAGTCGAAACAATGGCGAACAAGTGGCTGAAAGTCCCGGTCGCCCCACTCGGCGCACGGCCACGGTGACGGGGGAGGGTGTCAGTCCCATGCAAATCAGAGCCCGTGGAAACAATAATCGCACCTACATGTTAACCCAGAGTATGTGGAAGTCCATGAATAGAAACGAGATGCCGTCGACGTCGAGAGACCCGGTCGTGAGACTCACTTATAACAATGAGGTGCGATACGCGCGACGTTCAGAGCTTTAATTAAAAATTACCCACACATACTTTACTATGTAGAATGCTGACTCGTAGTGGCTACATAGTTAAAGATGGACCCCTCGCGGAAATAAAAAAAGAGTTGACGGTAAGACCCGAGGTCAATGGAGACTTCGGATTCCCTCCGCCGCCTTTTAGAGTTTATCGCAAGGCTAAGAATGGAGTGTGCGTTCCAAGATTCTACGGAGTTGATAAACTGGGCGAGCCTGCAGAGGACCGTCGACCAGAACCCGTTCGAACGCGCGTCAAGTTCCACGGTCAACTACGCGACGCCACGCACCAAAACGAAGCACTTGCCGCGGCTATTCGTGCAGGTCACGGAGTTCTTTCGCTCCCGTGTGGCTATGGAAAGACCACGGTGGCCCTGGCCATAGCGTGTAAACTCGGCTTTCGTACGATGATCGTGGTGCATAAACAGTTCCTCGCGGACCAGTGGCGTGAACGCATCCAGCAGTTCTGTCCCGGGGCGACCATAGGCATCGTGCAACAGAACAAGAAGGAGACCGACGCGGACTTCGTCATCGCCATGCTCCAGTCGTTGTCCCTGAAGGAGTACGATTACACCGACTTTGACACCATAGGCACACTCATCGTGGACGAGGCCCATCACATCTGTGCCAAGGTGTTTTCACAGAGTCTGTTTCGCATGTGCCCTCGGCACGTGTTCGGTTTGTCCGCCACACCACAAAGGAAAGATGGTCTCACGAAAGTGTTGCACTGGTTCATGGGTCCCACGTTTTTCGCAGTGGAACGGAAGAATCAGGCCCAGGTGGAGGTGTTCCCCATCAAGTACGAACACGACCTCTTTAGAAATCCGCCACCGTGCACGCGGTTCGGTAAAATCTCACTCGTGAACATGATTACCGAACTCGTGGAATCTCGGCACAGAAACACGATGCTCGTGGAACTCATCAAGAGGGCGTCCGCGGGCACGAGACAACTTCTCGTCCTCTCGGACCGTAGGCAACACTGCGAGATGCTCCATCAGTGTTTCCTGAAGACCTCGGGGTTGTACATGGGTGGAATGAAAGAGAAGGACCTCCAGGAATCGTCGACGAAGAAAATCATCTTCGCCACCTTTTCTCAAGCCCACGAGGGCCTGGACATCCCCACCCTGGACACCGTCATCTTAGCCACGCCAAAGTCCGACATCCAACAGAGCATTGGACGTGTCATGCGAGAGACCAAGGGAAAGAAGAACAATCCACACATCTACGACATCAACGACCAGTGGAGCATGTTGCCGGCGATGTGGTACAAACGCCTCAAAGTGTACAAAGCCGGGGGGTTTAAGATTCACGGTAAACCCGACGACCAAGAGCGCCCAGAATTGCCACAAGGAAAATGTTTATTTATAGTATAAAATGTCCGGTCCACTGGTCACGTTGGTGAGCAAAGGCGCTCAGGACGTTTACATCACGAACGATGAGAGTGATGTTTCGCATTTCAAGATGAAATACACCAGGCACACAAACTTCGCACAAGCGCCGAGGCACATCGCGACCGTGGACGACACGAACACGTGGAGTTTCAAGATTCCCTCTGACGGTGACCTCATCAACGCCCTATGGGTGGAGGGGTATAAATCATCCAACGTGTTCGAAGGCTCGACCATTTCTCTGTACATCGGTGGCACGAAGGTTGACAGTCATCCGTTTGAATACATCTCGGACATATGGACGGTGTACCTCGCCGACACGTACACAAAATGTACTCAGATTAATAACAAAATTTCAGATACCGATACGAATTTCATCCCCTTTCACTTCTTTTTCTGCGACCACGGCGCGTTCTTACCCCTGTGCGCGCTCACCTATCACGAGGTGGAGGTGCGCATTCAGTTCGCACCCGGGGCGTTCACGTCCCTGGCGCGCACGGAAGAAGAGAAGCGCATGAAAATATACGCCAACTACGTGTATCTGGACACGAGGGAGAGGGAGGCCATGGTGAACAGGCAGATGGACTTGCTCATCACGCAGGTGCAGTGGTTCAACTATTCGATGGAAACCGTCCTCGATAACCGCACAGACGTCGTCGGTGGGTACAACAACATCGACATAAGCGCATTCAGACATCCCGTGAAATCTTTGTTTTGGGGATTCAAAGCGAACAGCACGGCGAGCGATGCGGACCAGACAGACCGTTTCACGTTCAGAAACGCCGACATTCAGTTCAACGGTCAGGCCCTGTTGGAGGAGATGAGTCCGACGTATTTCCACACGGTTCAAAATTATTACAAGTCGCACTACGGCGTGCCTACGTTTGAAAACGAAAACGAATGCCCGTTCTACACACGATTCTTCGCGTATCACTTCGGCTTGAACGCGTCGGAGTACTTCCCCAACGGCACCACGAACTTCTCGCGCATGGACTCAGCAAAACTCATCCTACGAGGCACGGAGAAGGGGTCGGATCGTCCACCGGACCAGGACCTCATGGTCCTCGCCCTGTCCTATCAGGTGCTTCGAATTAAGAATGGATTGGGTGGAATTTTATTCGGAAGTTAAAGTAGAATATGGTCTTCTTAGGGAGTCGAGGTAAATTTGACCAAATCACCCTAGTTCGGCTTGACCCTCAGGCTCCGACGGAGGACAGTAGGGGGTTGACCGAACCGAACATCTTCACCGGGGATTTGGAAGCGTCGAACGTATTCACGAGTAATGTCGGTATTTCGAACCTCTACCCACACCATAACTTTGCCGTGGGCTCCAACGCGTGGATAAACGACGAGGGTGTGGTCACCATGGCTGTGAAGAAGCGCGCGTTGTTCGAACAGGCCAGAGTGTCCACACAGATGTCCGTCAACGCCGACACACCGACACACATCTTTCAGGTCAACGACACCAATCGGGTGTTCGTGGACAACTTAGGGGACGACCTGTTCAACGTCGAAGGGAACGTCGCGTGCGAGAACTTGCGCGTGACTCAGGGCGTGCAGATGACGGGGGACATCATCACGTCTGGAAACGTCACGGCGTCGAGGATTATTTTCGATCAAGGTTTGGAGTTCGGTTCAAACATTGTCATCGACGACGTCGGTAACCCGGTGTTGGGCATCACGGGGAACGTCGACGTCACCGACGGGGACCTCACCGTGTACGGGAACGTGCGGGTGTTCGGGAACGTCGAGATTCGAGACGTGTCCACGTACTCGCAACAGATTAACTTAGAATTGTCCAACGCCATCGTCGTCATCGGCGAAGGGAACGACTTGGGGACGTTGGACACCGGTGTGGTGTTCAGGCAGGCTCCATCGAACGTGTTCGTGGGCTACCTCCCAGCCACGACGCGCATGCACATAGGACGAACTCTCACAGGGCCAGGGGACGATGAAATCATAGTTTCAGATTCAAACGTCGACCTGTACGTCCACGGGAACGTGGTCACGGACCACAACATAGGCGCGGCCAACGCGAACCCTCAACACAACCTCGCCGTGGGTTCAAACCTCTGGGCGCACGACACCGGGTCGAACGTGCTTCACGTGAGAGGGAACACGTACATGGAAAGGGCCGCGTTCGGTTCGGGATTCCGCGTGGGCTCGAACGTCGTCATCGACGACACCGCGGCGAACGTGTTTCAAGTGTCTGGAAGAGCCGCGTTCACCACGTTATTCGCCACGCAGAGGATTGGCATCGCAAACACAAATCCAATTCACACCCTATGCATCGGCTCGAACATTCACATGCACGAGACGGGCGCGAACCTGGCCGTGTTTCACGGCAACGTGGTGAGCGACCGTTTGATGGCCACTCAACGCATAGGTATTCAACAGTACAACCCCGATGAAAGTTTGCACGTCGGGGCGAACGTGCGTTTGGGTGGAAGTGCGAGCGTGGACTCGAACAAGGATAACTACATCAAGAGCACGGGGAGCATCGTGGTCCACGCCGACGACTTCGGCGCGGACAACACCAATAACAGTCTCCTTCTCAAAGCCGGCGCCGTGGCGGCGAACGTGACCGCGGTCGAACTGTCCTCGGGCGCGACCGATGCCACCAAACAATTTTTCAAACTGAAAACAAAAAACACCGAACGCATCGTCGTCGACAGTCTCGGACGCGTGGGCATCGCGAACGCCAACCCAGGGTCCACGCTCACCGTGGGTGGCAGTGTGCAAGTCGTCGGAAGCAACACGTTCGACGTCGGTGAAGTGTGGGGCACAAATAAAACAACGCTTCGTGCGGATGTCAATCCCTCGACGGGGCAAACCTATCTCGAAAGTCGCGTGCCATCGGGGAAAGGGTTCAATCTCACCGTGTCCTCGTCGTCAACGCAGGGCACGCCGAA